CTAAAAGTGAATCTTTGGGCGTAGGCCATACAATGTTGTCTACGATATCAAGAGACACCTATTATGCACAGGCTAAAGATACAGATGACAATGCCCCAGCAGGTTTGAGCGCACCGACAAGCGTGGCGCAAGGGCATGGAAACGGCTACATTGTTACGCCGTCACCCAACCAAGCATATGTGATCCAGTACCGATATTTCTTAAACCACACAGCATTGTCTGCGGGTACGGACGCAACCAGAATTCCTGACAGCTTCGATCACATCCTGATCGAGGGTGCGCTATATCAGATGCACATGTTTAGAAACAACAACGAGGCGGCCAGCATATCCCTACAGCTATTCCAACAAGGGATTAAAGAAATGCAAGGCATCCTGATTAACCAGTACGAGACGGTTACTGATACTCGAACTCTGCGTGTCGTGAGGGCATACTTCTAGATGGCAGATGCTATTGAGAGTTTTAAGGTGATCTGTGGAGGTGGGCTCAACTCTAATGAGAACCATCTCGACTTGTCGGAAAATAGCCCCGGGAGTGCGGTTCGTCTTGTTAATTTCGAGCCCTCTCTTTTTGGCGGCTACCGTAGAATAGAAGGGTACGCCCCGTATAAGCTTGGCCACCCTGAGGTAGACCCAGCGGGCGGTGCGGGGGCTATTATGTCCCTGTCCTTTTTTAAAAATGATACGACCAATATAAATGAGCTATACGCCACCAGAAAGGTAAAGCCTTTCACGTTTGTTGCCACCGAGGGACAGACTGTCTTTGTCGGCTATGACTCAACTGCCCGAACTTTAGATATACCCGTTGCCAACAATTGCTGGCTCTATATCAACGGAGTACGTAAATACGTACTTGTACACTTCACGGTGGCATTAGGCGGAGCAGGGGGTTCAGAGTTTACTCTCCTCACTCCAGCAAGTGCTGGTGATGTAGTATCAATAGATGTCAACGAGTACGGCGTGTACCGAGACGACCCCGCAGGTTGGACTAAACTAGTACTTACGTCTAGCACTGGGCAAGTACATCGTAGGTCTTCCGTGGTGGGTCAAATTACCCCGATCAAGAAGATTAGAGACGTTAAGTTTAATTTTGGTGCTGGTAACTCAATCTGCTTTGTGGACGGAGCTAACCCTGCCCTCATATATGATGGCCAGTACTGGGACGCGGTTACAAGTACAGGATCTGGTACAGCGGCCTCTGGCGGCGGCTCCAACTGCCTAGACTATCCTTCTATTGTGGATGTTTTTAAAGGGCATTTGTTTTTCAGTGGAGATCCCACGGAAGAAGCTAAGATTGCCCATGCTTCGGCCAACAACCCGTATGATTGGGTGTCTGCCTCCTCAGGCGGTAGCCAAGTTGGTGGCGGTCAGGTCATAGTAGGATTTGATATCGTTGCGTTTAAAGCTTTCCGAGACGACTTGTTTGTTTTCGGAGAAAACTCAATCAAAAAGATAGTTGTTAGTGCTAGCGGTGATTTTGCTGTCCAGCAAGTTACGAATAATGTGGGCTGTATGGCTCGAGACTCTGTCCTAGAAATAGGCGGAGATTTGATGTTCTTGGCCCCTGACGGATTACGACCAGTTGCAGGTACGTCTAGAATTGGCGACATTGAACTAGAGACGATCTCTAAGCCTATTCAGCAACTTCTAAGAGAATTGCCTAGTCTGTATGACTTGGAATCTCTGTGTGGGGTTGTTGTTAGATCTAAGAGCCAAGTCCGCTACTTCATAGATCCTCCAACAGTATCGGATCAAGTAGACAGCTTTGGGATAATTGGAGGTCTTAGATCTGCTGACCAAAGATTGGGGTGGGAGTTTGGCGAGCTCATAGGGATTAGAGCTAGCTGTGCGGTAAGCGCATATATCAACAATATAGAACTGGTTCTCCACGGAGACTACAACGGAAAAATTTACCGCCAAGAGAACAAAGATACGTCATTTGATGGCGCAAAGATCTTGGCCATTTACGCCACCCCATTTTTTGATTTTGGGGAGACGGAAGTTCGCAAAGTGATGCGAAAGGTAAACACCTTCGTAAGAGCCGAAGGCCCATACACAATGAATATGGCGATTAACTACGACTGGAATGATCCATCAACAGCCAAACCCAATTCGTATGCACAAACGGCCGCGGGCTCTCCCGTTGTCTACAAAGGACTTAACATAACTTACAGCGGTGCGGCTGTTTCGTATGGAGGAACAGATAAACCGATAATGACCACAGACATACAGGGCTCGGGGCAGGCGGCACAGGCCACGTTTGTGACCTTCGGGGATTCAGAACCATATAGCATTCAAGGCATCGTCTTTGAGTTTTCTATTGCGGGAAGACTATAAATGGCAGGATATACTAGACAATCGTTTGCGGACATAATCAACGGTGCGAATATTACCGCACCCCCGCTCAATGCAGAGTTTAATGCTTTAGCTGATGCTTTTCATGGCACAACAGGGCATACACACACTGGCACAGCCAATGACGGCTCTAAAATTCCACTTACAACTTCGGTGTCGGGTTATCTGCCACCTAATCATGGTGGTGTGGGCGGCCGTAACAATACCTCGGCTACGACTGACCCCCAGAGTATAAACGACACTTCGGACGGCTATGCCGTTGGATCGCTTTGGTTTAACGTCCTCACAGACCGCGCATTCATCTGTCGGTCAAATGCCCCTTCTGCGGCGGACTGGGCAGAGATACTAATAATACCCCCAAACAACGTAATTTCGCCTAAGATAACAAATACGGTAGACTTAGGCTCTGGGGACAACCAGTTTAAGGATCTTTTTGTAGACGGCATAGGCCGCATAGATACGATCTTTGCAGACAACATTAGTACTACTGCCAACCTCGGCGTTAGTGGCCTTGCCACAATTACCAACCTTACGGCTACTGGGTCGGTCAACCTAGGCTCTTCCCTGATCATTACTGGGGGAACTTTAAATAACACCGTAATTGGAGGCGTTACGCCTACCGCAATAACGGGTACAGTTGTTACTGCCTCGGTTAATTTTGCAGGGGCTCTGAGCGGCAATGTCACAGGAAATTTAACAGGCAACAGCGCAGGAACTCATACAGGCCCAGTATCTGGGGATATAACGAGCACTGGCACCAGCAACTTCACAAACGTGGCTATCTCGGGCACGTTGGATATGGATGCAGGAACCACGGCCACGATCACCAACCTAGCTACTCCAGTTAATGATTTAGACGCGGCTACAAAAGTATACGTAGATACCTCAGTTGCCAACCTAGTAGACACGGCTCCAGAAACCCTAAACACGTTAAATGAGCTTGCGGCATCCTTGGGGGATGACTCCTCATTTGCAAGTACGATGACCACTGCTCTGGGAACTAAGTTGCCGTTGGCTGGTGGTACGATGTCGGGTGTTCTCGACATGGGCACACAGAAAATAACTGATCTGGCTACGCCTACAGCCAACACTGACGCAGTTACTAAGGCTTACGCAGATACAAAGCTACCTTTGGCGGGCGGTACTCTGACGGGAGCCTTGGCGTTAAGCAACAACAAGATAACTGGCCTTGGAACACCTGTAGCGGGTGCTGACGCAACTACAAAAACCTACGTTGATGGTATTCTAACATCAGGTGAGAATGCCGCACTCAAGGCGGCACAGGCCTCGACTTCAGAAACCAATGCCGCGGCATCAGCAGTGCTTGCACAGAACTGGGCCGTACAGACAGGAACCCCTGTAACAGGTGGATCTGGAGAGTACTCAGCAAAGCACTACGCAAGTCTAGCTTCTGCGGCTAACGCGGCTGTAGCGAACTTCTTTGATACCTATTATGTAAGCTCAGGTGAGCCAACAGGTTCTGATGTAGGCATCGGGGATTTGTGGTATGATACAACCAACAGCCTGCTTAAAGTACTTACTGCGGCTGGATTCATTAACGTAAACTCAAGTGTTAATGGCACAACCAATCGATTTGAATATGTCGTGGGTACTAACCAGAACACTGGGGCAGGAACCTACTCTGGGTCTACTACCATTTTCCCAGCGACGTATGACCCGGGTTTCCTAGACGTATTTAAAAATGGCATCCGTTTACTCCCCACAGAATTCACAGCAACAAGCGGTGACTCGCTAGCTCTAAATACGCCAGCAACCAGCGGCGATACAGTATCACTAATTGGTTACGGAAACTTCGTGTCGGCAAGTCACTACAGCAAAGCCGAAAGCGACATCATCCACGGCCA